ATGTTTTGTATATATGAGTCAGAGGTTATTGTCATGTTTAATTAAAATCCAAGTACCCTTCTTACGTTATTGTCTCTAGATCTTTTATCAGCGTTTTCTTTCAGTTTCATTGTTCGTTTTAACTGACTTACAATTTCTTCGGGCAAACCTAATATATTCAACAAAGTTGTTGTATTGTTTAAAGTCTGTTTTGGTGTCCAGGAAGTTGGGTCAATAGAAATAACGTTTTGTATTGTTTGTATTGCGGGACTAAAATCGCCTGTATATTTATAGCCTTCTGTTAATCCTGCAGAAGAACTCAAAGTATTAAGAACACCAGAAGTAAAAACACTTCCTGCAGGTGTCATAGAAGTAGTCCCAGATAATACATCAAACCAAACATCTTCTAATGCTTCAGCTTTTGCATCATCCCACTTTACTCCCATGTTTATATCAAACATAGTATCTATTATATTTCCTGCTCCATACGCCATACCTACATTTGCAGCCCTACGAACTAATGGAATTAAAGTTGCAGTAACTAAAGTCTTGTGAATACCTTCTGCTATATGTCCTGCAGCCTCTCTATTATTACCTTGCCTTAATGCTCTAGAAGCTCTAAGTATAGCTATTCTTTTTTGAGCAGATAACTTTCCCGTTAACCCCCTAAACATTGTCAATGCCGCCCAACCTGTTTCTGTAGGTGCTTTATTTATATTTGCGGGTTGTCCAAATGGATTGTAAAATGGCTGCGAATCAACCAAGTTATCTTCAAACTCTCTTCTTACTATTTCGTTAAAAAGAGCTTCGTTCCCTTCCATTTTTTTGCCTTGTGCGTCCCACCTATTTTTGACATGAATTTCCGTAGCTCTATAAAGAATGCGGACAGCAGTAGAGTCAACTCCAGATATACCTTTCATAGATGCTCGTGCAACTCGTTTTATCTGTTCTTTATTTGTGTAGTTTGTTCTATCAATCTTTTTTCCTGCTGCTATAGCATCAAGAAATGTGGCTTGTGACGACGTTCCAGATGTAAGAGCTTGGGCATTTCCAACTATAGTTCTTTCCCAATACAACCCACTATTTCGCAAAGCTCTTTCGTGTAATTTTTTATTAGATTTTCCAAGACCTGTGGTGTTTTCCATAATTGCTTGGAGTATTGCTCGTTTTCCACCTTTGTCCATATTTCTTGCAGCAGGGATTAAAGAAAGACTTTGATACGCCATTACTGCAAGTTTAAGACCTAATTTTGCAGTTTGGGTTACTGACCTTATTGCCCTAAACCCTTCACTTAAAACGTCATTAGAACCCCTCATGTAACCCATTTCAGACTGTATCATTGGTTTGTAAAAGTTCTTTTCTATATTCTCCATAAGTTTAGAACTAAGTCTGTCTATTTTTTGCCCTTTTCCTATTGCACGGCCAAGAGCTTCTTTTTGTCCTGTAAACTCTTTTCCTCTAACTACGTTTTGAGCTAAGGTTAAAGGTTTGTCTAGATGTCGTAAAACAGATAAACTGTGAATCCAATTATTCATAGCATTCGTGCCGTCAGTTACTACTATGTCATACTTAGCAGTACTTACTCTTGACTCTAATATATTTGTCCTTGCAGTAGAATTAAGCATGTCTCCCAACCCTGCTTCACTTTTCATAGCATCAAACAAAGTAGTTATTTTAGTTTCTTTTAAAGAGACAGGAGCGGCTTCCTTTTCAAACATTCTTTGTCTAAACATGAAGTTATCACCAGGCGCTCTTTCTTCAAGTATGTCTTTACCTTTTACCCTTAATCCTACTTCTTTTACTAATTTCTTTACTTGAGCGCTGTTAACAAATTCTACATTAGCATTAGCAACTCGTTTTTCTATTTCCCCTGCCTTTTCAATAACTTGCTCTATGTTTTTAAGTTGATTTTTGCCCCTTATAGAGTCATGAAGGCCTTTTATTTTTATTCCTGCACCTTTTTCCCACAACGCTAAGTTACTGCTATCTCTAGCTAACATAAGTATATGTACAACTTCGTGACTTGCAAGTTCTATGTTCTTTTGTCCCGACCGTTCTATTATTACTGCAGGCTTAAATTTCTTATTGCCTCTAGTATTTTTTGCTTGATTACTATTAACAGAAACAACTTCACGATCTGTTAAACGATACTTTTTTGAATTATATATTTCATCGAGTAAAAAGTGCATTTTACTTTCTACTTGCCTTGCATCTTTGTAACCTTTAATTACGTCTTGGTACAAGATTTTGTGTGCTACTGTACTATTTCCGCCTGATATATACTCTGCATAGTCTGTCAACCTACCGTTTTCTTTCATTCCATATGAAAGTCCTTTTACAATGTCTACAAACAATGAGTTTGATGCATCATCCCATTCAGATTTTTTTCCATCAGTTAGCCTAGCATTTATAATTTCACGAGTTATTGCCTTGTCATACAGCACAACTTCTGCTTCTGCTCTTGCCATCTTTATTTCAAAGGCAAAATTGCTTTGGTCATAAATATCTTTAATAAAACTTTCTAGTTTTGCAGATTGCGCGACATCTAATACAGAATAGTCGCCTTTTGCTTTTTCTACTTTTTTTACTATTTTAATTATTTCTGCAGACGCTTCTAGCGACTCTGCCCTAGTTTCATTAAAATGCTCACCTTTTTTAATAAAGTAATCTTCTATTGTTTTTTTGTAATCTTCGCCTTTTTTCCATGTTTTATCTACTGCTTTTTTAATAGAAGTTATAACATTATCTAGCATAGGTGTTAGCCTTGAACCTACTTTATCGGTTCGCCAACTTAGCATAGTTTTTGTGCCGTCTTTTAATTCAGTAAGTTTTGCTAGTTTCTTTTCAGCTCTGTTTATTGCATTTGTTAACTTTGTTTTATCAGTAAATATTGCATTGCCGTTTTCGTCTTTTTTGTTGCCTCGTACTGCTGACTTTACAGCTTCTACTATTTCAGCATTTTTTTCACCAAACTTAGTTTCTACTTTTTTTACAAAAGCAGACCATTCTGCAGTCATGTCAGCTTCAGTTATACTTTTTATTTTTGTTTTAAGTTTTGCAACAGTGTCTAAAACAAATGATTCTACTGTTTGCTTTCTTTTTATTGCTTCATTGCGAATATTGATTTTTTGTTCAAGTTGGTCTGCCCTTAGTCTTCCGGTTTCTCCAAACTCAACATCTGTATCTTTTTGTTTACCTCTAAGAATCGCTGCCGTTTCTACCGATTCTTCTAGAGTTTCTAATCTAACACTTTCTTCTTTTGTTAGTTTATCTTTGTTTCTTAACTTTTGTATTTCAACTTTTGTTGCTTTAATTGTCGTGCTTTTAGGGTCATTAAAAAGCATTTCTAAAGTTAGTTCTTCTACGCTTTTTTCTCGTTCTACTCCTATAGACTCTTTTTCACTAACCGTGATTTCTTTATCTGTTTCCCGTTTTGTTTTTTCTACCGACTTTTGGGATTCGTTTGCTATATCCTGCCTAAATTCTTCATTTGTTTTATGTCGAGCAGGCTGTACTGCATTGTCTAACTTCAACGAAGTATCTACTTTATTGCTTTGTTCAAATTTACCAAATGTAATTTCTGTTGTAGATGTTGCTTCATCCCACATAGCAAATTTTTTAGTTTGATTACTTTCCGATTCTATTTCTTTAGCTATGTCTTTAAGTTTGGAAACTCTAGGTGCTTCCCCAGGCACACTTGGCGTTTTTGATGATATTTCTATATCTATTAATTCCAATTGAAATTTATGAACAGGGTTAGTCGGGTTTTCGCCAACCTGTGCAACATATCGTTCCCTAACTTTTCCTAATCCTTTTACGCTATTGCCATGAAGCATTTCTGTAAAACCGTGCATTCCGTTTGTCCAATAGTCTAAAGCCTTTGCTGCTCGTACTTTAGACATTCCAGGCAACGGCACAAAAGTTGCACCATGACCTAAAGTTTGTTGAACCATAGGCAATATGCTTAATACAGCAAATTCTTGTATTGCGTGGCCTGCAACTGCTACAGCATTTTCTATGCTAAATTCAAATCTTGCAGCTTTATTATTAAGAGCAAAATGTTCTTGGTATGCAGCATTAAGTCCATATTCTACTTCTCTTAGTAAAACAGTTTCTGCAGCAAATCGACTGTGTGTTTTGAGAATCGCCATTATTGGGTTTATCTCACCACGTTCTAAGTGTCCTGCTATTCTTCCTCTTTGATCTATAGTAAGTTTTGGAACTACCTGTGCTAATTTTTTTCTTGCTGCACCTATTGCAACGTGTCCCCTGCCCATAATTGCTTTAGTAGCTGAAAAGTTTAAAACACCTGAAAAGATAGCTTGTGTAGCATCCCCAGTTTCATCATAAACATCCCACGCATGTGAGTTTGCTACATTTAAAAACATAAGGTCTAGACCTGCCGCAGCTCCTGCAGGGTTGCCACCTGAAGCTAAAAAACCTAAGGTAGAAGCACCTGCAAAGTTAGCTACCTCTATTCCTATGTTGCCCAGGCCTCTACCTGCCCATCTTGTAATGCCTAAAGTGCCTGCCATTTTCCTATCGTTTAACGCTATTAGACCTTCTAAGTACCGAGCTTTGTCTTCTAATGGAACGCCTACTGCAGACTCCATAGCTTGTAGTGAAGCCATTGTTTCTGCTACAGTTTCGTCTTTTAAAGATAATTGTTCTTTCGCTATTGTTCTAAATAAACTTGCATCTTTGTTTAAACCTACAGATTCTGCAGCTTCAGCCATTGTGCCAGCTAACACGCCCGTAGCTAACGTTTTCCATTCTTCTACTGCTTTTGGCATTGCTACAACAGTTCTTGCTATCCTTGTGCCAAACCCTTGTATTTCTAGCCCCCAATTTTCTAAGCGCAATTTTGTGCCTGACGGGGCTTCTAAGACTTGCTCAGGGTTCATCATTTCTTCTGAAAATATTTGTGAACCTTCTTGTTTTGATTTGTCTATTAGCAAGTTTGTAGCTAAATTGTTTTCCCCGGTCATGCCGAGTCTGTTCATTTTTGTAGCTATATTTGTTAATCTAAGGTCTCTAGTTACATCGTCAGTTTTTAGAGATGCGTGTGATTGGAGCCTTTCAATTAAATCAGGAGAAATGGTTTGTTCATCAGACATCCCCAATATTTTGCGTAACTTAGCATCGCGATCTATTGGGTCGTCAGTTAAAATTGGATGGTTGTTTAGCATAGTATTTATTATTGCAACCTGTAGGCCTCATTTATTAAGGTCATTTCCTCATCTGGACGTATTTCGGGGTTTGGATCATAGAACTTGTTTGGTGCGTATGTTGCCATATGCAAATGCATATTTGCTAACATTTCCATAACACCTTCTTGATTTTCTCTTCTATTTAAATCCAGACTTAAAATGCCATTAACTATAACATTGTTATCAATTTTTCCAATATTGCCATCTGCACGAATTGTATTTATTTGGTACCCTAAAACAGTAGATGTATTAATAGAGTCTGTTATTGGCACTATTAAATAGTCGTACCCTTGGTCTAGTTTTGAAAAACCTTTTGCTTCTGAACTAGAAATTGCAAACGCATTCATGTAGTCTCCTGTGCCACTCCTAGAACCTATTTGAGTTTGGTAAAGTTCAGGTATTGCATTTGCGTCTAAATTTGCTACTGCTTCGCGTTGGTATATATTAAAAATAGGCTCACTTTTTTCACCAAGAACTGTCCAAGTTTGCTCCGTTCTGTTTAATGCCGAATTTGGCACACGGGAATTTTCAATACCAAGTTCATCGGCAGAAGTTATAACTACACCATTGTTTTTATCCATTTCTCGCAAATCTGTAACAAACTGCGAGGTTTTCATATATTTAAATGCCTCTTCTCCGTCTAACTGTTTTACAGTTAATAAAGCAGAAACCGTCATAGCTGCTCTTTCTATTGTATCTGATCGCAAAGATTCTTTGTCGCCAAATTCACCTTTAAAAATCTGCATCATTGCGGCCGTAGGAAAACCAAATTCAACTTCAACTTTATTTAAAGGTATTCTCATTCCTCTTTTTATATTTTCTCTAATGTCGGTTGTGTCGCCTATTTGGTCTTGTTGTTGTTCACTTAATTTGTTTCCTATTAATAATCCAAGTGTGTTAAATTTATCTACTAACGGAGCAACTTGACTAGGGTCATTTTCTGCTATTGTCGAAATTGTATCAAGCACGGTACTACCTGTTTGGACACCTGCAGCCACTATATCTTCAAATGTATGCAAACCGTCTACTCTTTTATCAAATTGGTCTGTGCGCTGTCTATTATATGAAAGCTGATTTTCTGTATGCAATTTTCTGTGATGTGCAATAAATTCACTTGGGTCTTTTTCTAGCAATTCATCTTCATATGTCCTAAGATAGTCTGTATCCGTGCCTGCTGCAAACAATCCTATAGCTGTATTTCTAGCGTCTTCTGCAGGCATACCCTTAAATGCTCGATTTAATATAGTTTGATTTGCTATTAAATCTGTGTTTTCGCCGTTAATTACGCTTTGTACATATTGTTCGTCTGTAATTGTGCCAGGTTCAACTACTCCTGTTTTTCTTGCTGTTTCTATTCTTGAACTTGTAGCACCTGATTTTGTTAGGATGGCATTTAATACATCAAATTCTGATTTATCTGCCGCACCTGTTGTGTGTGTACTTGCCAATACTAAAGAGTCTTCTAGAAGTAAAGCAAGATAGTCTGCTTGTTCTAGCTGTTTATATTGACCTGATTCCTGCTTTACTACCGGAATAACTTGACTAGCATCAGACGTTGCAAGAATTTGATTTACTATGTCTTCTGTTAGCTCTACCCCTGGGTTAGCTATATGGTCTTTTATTGCACTGTTAACTGATTCTACTACACCTTGAGTCCGTAGACGAAAGCCTTCTTCTACTTCTGCTCTTAAGCTAGCTGAATCAATGTTTGTTAAACCAGCAAAACTTGGGTGAGATAGCATAGTATCTAGTGTATTTCGAGCATCTTTTAGACTTCCAAATAAGTTTGCGTTACCTAAAACATAATTTGTAGATTGGTTAGCAACTACCAATGCGTTGCTGCTATAGTCAAGGTTCGGGTTTTGTTCTACTGCTTTTATATGATTGTCAACAGTTTCGTCCCAGTTAGCTAAAAAATTAGGTGATTCTACAGGACTATTTAATCGTCCCTGCATATTTGCAGTAATATTTCTCTTATATGCGTCTGCATCTTTAGACACTCTTCCAATCTTGCCTTGCTTATGTGAATTAATTATGGCACTAGGATTTTCGCTATACTTTTTAATGTAGTCACTGCCTAAAATTGCTTCTATACTTTCGTCCCAAATTGATTCATCTCTGTCTATTAATACTTCTGCTAATTCCGTTAGTTTGCCTGAAGCATAAGAATTAAATGCCGACTCCGCAATTTCTGGGCTTGTGTATTTTTGTTTTCTTTTTTCAAACTCTGGCCACATCTCATTTTCTAATTGGTTTAAATAAGTAGTTATTGACAAGCCTGCAGTATATGGGTTACTGTTATTTATTCCATCAATTGCTTGGCCAAAAAACACATCACCTAGTTCAGTTACTACTGCATCATCTTTTAAACTCATGTTTGTTGCCGTATTAGACAACATTTTTATTCTGTGCTGACCTGCAGTTCTTACTAGACTTTGTTGTATACTATCTCTTACGTTTGGATTTTTATAATCTAAACGGAGTTTTTCATTAAAACCTGCTTCCCATTCGTCAAACATTTGCATTGCAACGTCAGGGTCAGCTTTTTCTAACTCCTTGACTTTCATTGCATATTCTACTGCACCTTTAGAAACACCCGATGTTATAGCAGTTTGTTCAGCCTGTTGATCTATTGCATATTCTATTGCATTTCGTTCTGTAAGCTGTTCTGCAGCTGCTTGAAGAATAGGCGCTACGTTACTTTTTACATACGAAGGATTTACGTTTACTCCAGATGCAGCCTTTCCGTAATTTCCTTGTATCTGTAAATTTCTATTTCCATCTAATTTCATTTGTTTACTCTCCTGCAAGGAACCATGTGTCAGAATGGCTTTATTGATAAGTTCGGATTATAGCCACCTCCAAGGAATGTCCAAGAACCTCCACCTGCAGCTTCGGGAACATTAAATCCTTTTGTAAGTAGAGTACCAGAGGATGCAGGCTGCGCGAATGCTCCTGCTGCACTTAAGCCTCCTGCAGCTGCCATTCCAGCTTGAAGAATAGCCATGCTTTCTTGTTGGTCAGCTTTCATGCGCCAATTTCGTTCTTCATTTCTTAGTCCGTATATTTTATCGTTAGATACGTTAGTTACATCGGTAATTGCACTTAAAGCGGACAATCTTGTTTGTTGAATTTTTGCAAAACCACTATTTAAAGTATCTGCCATAAAGTCTAAAATACTTCCGTTTGGTACAACTCCAGTTGCTCCTGCGCCTGCCTGAACCCTTCCCATTTCGTAATTGTTGTTTCTTTCAAGAATTTCTTTGTCTTGATTAAATCTCCCCCAGATATTTTTAATATCTATTTTTTTACGTTCTTGCGTATAATCTGCTAATGCAGCTGCGTTAGCAGCGTTCGTCTTACTTGCTTTTGCTTCTTGCATTGAGCCAATAGCGCCCATACCCGCTGAAATCGCCATCATTGTTATAGGATCAAATCCCATCTAAACCTCTTTTCCAGTAAAGGTAATCTACGTCAGCAAAAGTAAACCCTTCATCTGTTTTTGTAAAACCTAACATACCAACCAAACGCTCTGCTTGTGGGTAATCTTTTCTAACTGGGGTCTTTAGCCAAGTAAATAACTCGCCTCCGAGTTTTACCATTGTTTTTTCTATTTCTCGTTTTGCTCGTATTAACTCTTTTGCAGAGGCTGAGTCTGAAAAGAAAAGCCAAGCATTTGCCCCATCTTCTGGCAGTGGTGTAACACCGAACATGACAACTACCTCATCCTCTTCTTTGAGAGTGTAGGCGCATATACTGCCAATGTAATCTGCTACTACTGCGTTCTGTATCAGTAGTTCCTGTAAGGCTTCCCACTCCTTTAACTGCATTTCCTGTGGGGTAAAGTCTTCCAAGTCATTTGGTTTAAATTTAAATACTTCAATTGCCAAGAGCAACCTCCGATGTAATTGAAAGTATGTTAGCAGGATGCCCGTCTTCCTGTTCGTATCTAAGGATCAGTTCTCTTTCCGAGAGACCAGGGACTGAGAACTCGACCATTGATGTTCTTAGTTCTGGAGGCGTGGCAGTAGCAGTTGGGTACTCTATATCATAAAGAAGGTTATCTGCTGTGTCGTCGTTTATTCCAAACTTACCGCTGATTGACCTGTACATATTGATGAATGCTCGAACAGCCCTCTTTAGTTTGCCCTTGAATTGTACATTCTGATTCACATTTAATGGAACTGTTTCTATTGTAGTCTTGTATCTAAGACCGATAGTAATTTGAGTTACTGATGTAGTCCCTGTAATTTGATTGCTACTGTTTACAGTGTAAGGCCCTCCTGCTACACCGTTCTCAAGTGTATACACGACCTCGCCTTCAAGGTGGTTTAGACCTGTCCAAGTTGTGGCTCCACTTCCATCTGTCTGAACCGAAGCAGAGTCTAAAAAGATTGCCTTGTTATGATTGTCTGTAACTAGGAAGTCTTGAGTAAGCGTTTCAATGTAATAAACATCGCTTGTACCCTTCTTCCTCTTTACTAACATCCACACATTGTCATCATTTCCGTCAATAGTTCTGCTTAATGACTGCACTTCGCCAGGGGTGTTAGCGCTGCTACTAGTACCAGATACCGCCATTGGATGACGAGACCACCCAAGAACTTCCTGCAACTTGTCGTATGTCAAGGAAAGTAGCTCCCCTGTTGCTGTTGCACACCATAGCCTATTTGTTGCACCTGTTTGGAAAGTAACATCAACTACTTTATTGGCTGTTATATGCTCTGACATTAAAGTCACATTAGGTGCTAAAAACTTATCTGAGCCAAACTCATAAGTATATTCCCTAAGTATTCTTGCGTCTCTCTGGAATAACAGATACGAGTGGCCTAGACGGACTGGCTCTACCCCTGCTACGGAGCCATATCCACTTTGTTTTGTAAAACTAAGGTCAGTCGGAGTAATTGGCGCACCAGGCTGACTAGCCCTTCCTAGCCACTCTCCACCTGTAGTAAATATAAGAAGCCCCTGCGTGTCACTCTTCATGTGTGTAATTGCATTTACATGACGCGATGCTAATGTAAGATTAAGTGATTGGCTAGCTACCACTTGACCCGTCTTTAGGTTAGTTGGGCTAAATGTATCGTATACGTTAGTTTCGCTTGCCCATAAAGTTTGAGGCTGATCCTTTGTTGCCGCAGCCCACAATCTATTTTGATGGAATGTTCCGTTTTCTGGATACCCTGTTCTTATTGACCATGCACCAAGTCGCCAGTTCTTCGTACCTTCAACACTTATAAACTTCTTTTTTACTGTTACGGCTGCAGTACGATATGTATTGGTTGAGCCATCTTCATTACTTACATCTGTAATAACACCATAACCTGTATGCTCTGGAGCAGATATCTTGACATATCCGTCGATTCTACTGGCGTTCTCATAATTTTCACTGTCAGTATAATTCTCTGCTTCAGCTGTTTCTCCTTGATGTAAATAAAATTCAGTTTGCCCACCAGCTGTAGTCACTAAACCTTTTGCTTGATGTAATGTTCCGTCAAGGAAAGTTGGGCCTCTTACAAAGTCATAAAACTCAATTTTTACCCCTGTGGCATCGTCGTTATTATCAGCAACAGCAGCATTATATAAACCAGTTGTTGCCGCTCGAACAGTTGCGCCATTTTTGCTACTTCCAGGTTTAGTCTTAAAATATGTAACTTTATAACCCTCAGCAGGATCTTCGAGACGAATTGGTCTTCCTATATCTGCCTTTGTAAAATGAAACACATTTGCACCCGCAGTATTTGTTGCATTTACAGTAATATCACCCTCTGTATTAGAAGGTGTAAAGTATATATCTTCTACGTTAGTGTCTTGGTAAGGCCCATCTATAAAACCATTTGTCGTACCAGTAAGAGGTGTTGCTACCCAACTTGATGCTGCAGTATCTACACCAGTCCTCTGTAGCTTAAGCACTGGTCTAGTTGGACAAAATATAAACATGGTGTCTGCAGATTGAACAAAAGTCAACTTAGCCAACTCAATATCTACCCAAGGTAGACCTGTAAGTTCTGTGGGTGTTGTTCCAGAGGAATAAACAGGCGTAGGCTCTCCATCAACTACTTTAAAAAGTCTTATATAGCCATGTGATTCAGGCGCTCCTGTGCCATATGAACCACCACCAGGTGCGTTTGTCCCAAATCTAGATGAAGCAACATCTGCTGTAGAGTCCCCTGGCCTACCATCTGCTGCAGTCACCCCTATTTCAAAAACGTAAGATTGCTCTGTGTTGTAATGAAACTCTGTTAACCGAGGAACATGTGTGGCACTTTTAACAGCAGCTACATATTGAGTTCCAGGTCTCCTAGACAAGCCACCATGTGTTTCCACAAGAGCGTTTTCTATTGTCTTTGCACCATTGTTATATTTAGCCAAGTCTGCTCTACCAAATAGTCTTGGTGAGATTTCTCCGGCTGTAAAGTTTGTTTGTAACTGTACTGAGTTAGCCATTACGCAAGCGAGCCATCCGAGTTAAGGTCTGGGTAATCTCTGAATACAGCGTTGTCATAACGGGATTCTAACCACAAACCACCGTGTATGGTCTCTGTTGTATTGTGTTCTGACGAATCTTCCCACTGTGCCTGAACAAGTATCGACTGATATTTCTGTGTCAAGAACTGTTCTTTGCCAGAATCGCCAGTTAAGACGGAGGCAAGCTCTGCTGCAAGTCTTACTGCAATAGCATGCTTCAGTGTGTGATCCATCTTGGTTACGTCTGTTAATTGGTATACATACCTGATGTTCATTTCGTTAGCGTCTGAAAGAAGGACAACCACATCTGTTGCTCCTTGGTTTCCTGCTTCAATAGAATACTTCTGTGTAGGGTCTTCTATATTCACTAGCCGTACAAAGTCAGAAGGAAGGGTAAAAGTGGTCGTGTAACCCCAATCAGGTACCACAGCACTTTTTGCTAACTTATCTCTTTTAATAGCACAGTTCCAAGGGTGCGCCCTTAGAACCGAGTCTCTAACATCTGCATATCTTTGGTTAGCCATAACAGCCCTGTTGTTAGAGCTACCAAGGCTAGTAATTTTTTGTTGACCCAACATGGTTAATGCCATGTTAGCAATATCTATTTCACTACCTGCACTACTGGGCATATTCAATTTCCTTAAGCAGTAGAAGGGGGAGGCGAACCTACCCCCCTACTACTTATACCAAAGGTTAATGTAACGAGTACTGAACCACAAAAGCTAAAGTACCCGCTGCGCCAGTAGCTGCAACTGCTGTCAATCTAAGGTTGATGTCATAGTCAATACCAGGATCAGTAGATTGACCTACGATTTCCCATAACTTCTTCCCAATATTAGCAACCGCTGCAGCACCAGCTTCTGTAATAAACTCCGTCCCCGCACCTGCAGCATCTCCCCAACCAGTTGTTACAGCCGAACCGAATGCATCAGCATCCTGGACTGTTCCGTCAGTTAGGTAGATACCGCAGTCTGTTGCGAGGGTCGGGGAACCATGTGTGTCTAACTCATCACTAAAGATGACAATAGAGTGTATACGAGCATTAGAAGGCACACGAGTTAATTCGATGACATCATTGACATCAGCAATATCCTCAGCTGCAATCTCGAAAGCATCAGAGCTTACATACATCGTTGCACTAATCTTGCCATTATCTACAGACGCTAGGGCTGTATCAAGAGAAGCGGTTACATTAGACTGTTTAGTTCCTACTGCCATACTGTTCCTTAGTCAATAGTGTAACTGATGATAAATGCAAAAGCATTATCAGCCAAGTCATTACTGACTGTTGCTGTTTGAGTCAACACAATTTCCATGTGACCGCCTGGGTCTGAAGAAAGTTGTGCATTTTGCCAAAGAGCCTCACCTGCTGTAGTTGCAAGACCACCTGCACCACCGCCATAACGGAAGTTAACAGCAGGCCCTACTATTGCAGCACGAAATGCTGTTGAAGCATCTGCATAGCAATCAATATCAATTACTGCGCCTGGAGCAGCAGCAGTGCCAGTGTTATAGATACCAATATCTACTTCGCTGTCTGTGCCGTTGTCCATGTCATCACAAATGAAATACATTTCGTGAATTACAGCGTTACTAGGAAGAGTGCAAAGTCGAATAACATCTGCAGCCGCATCAAAAGCACTGTCTGCAATTGTCATACTGCCTGTTGCAATACGCATTCTGCCGCCACTTGCAGCGACATTGTTCATTACTGCAGGAACAGCTGTTCTATTAGTAATTAAGTCTGAGTTTGAAGTTACCATTGTAATCTTCTCCTTCTGAAGCCGAAGCCGTTAGCGGTGGGGCAACCCGCTTCCGTATTTGCTTCAGACATTGTTAAGTTAAGCCCCATTACGATTATTCCGTTACTGCAATTTCCACGACTTTTTCTTCTTCAAGTCGAGTAGCACCGAGGCTCATTGAGTAATAAACATAAGTTGAGAACGATTTGTCTGCACGAGGTGCGATACTGGCTTTGATGTCAGCACCGATACCTAGTTGAATACCAGATTTTGCCCAAGCGAAACATTGTCGTCTAGGAGTTGCATCGTTAGTCAAACGCTCAGTGTGGATAAATTTGAAGCCCATAAAGGTATCAATTTCGCCACGAACCAATGCTTTAACAGTGTTAAAGTCAGCACTTTGAATTTCTGATTCTAATAGCAAATCTTCAAGCATTGCTGCATTTACAGCCATGAATAGTTGCTCATCTGCATCTAAATCATTAGCCTTGAACATTTTCTTAGCAGTAATCAGTTTTTCAATTGTAAGACCTGTACCACCATGAGCAATTTTTTGACCTGCAGGAAGATCGGTATCTGTACCACCTGATACGCCAGTTTTGGCTGTACCAAGAGCAGCTGCGATAATAACATCGTCCATAGCACGACCCATAGCGTGTGCTGCGTTACGAGCATAAGCATCAGTTGGATCGATAAGAAGACGAACACGATCAGCGTTGTCAATTAAATCGCCCCATTCGTAGTCAGAGAGAGACAATGACCTACGAAGGTGTGGAGTATTCACGAGAGGTGAGTCTGCGTGGCGTGATGTACGAAGTTGAGCTTCGGTAGTTCCGACTTGCTCTACGAATTTTTTGTTGCCTTGAACTGTGTCAACCATGACAGCATTTCGGAGGCGGCTACCTTTTTGTTGAACGAGATCCATAACATTGGATTTGTATTGTTCTACGAAGGCGGTTGTTACTTGTGAGGACATTAGGATTCTCCTGTATTGTCCGTTACGGAAAAAAGGTCAGATGAAACCGTTTCATCGACCACAATACGGGACTGCTACCCAACTGGACATTCCCTGACTCTTACGCCCGTTAAGGCTGAAGGATTACCCTCATCAAGGGAGACCTCTTGTGAGCGGTTATCACCCGCTCGTGTCTATTCAAATTATATACCGACACATGGTAAGAGGCTGTCTCTCTACCAATAGTATACGAACAAAAACCTAAAACATTTCAGGAATGTGTACAATTGTACACTCTTTTTTTTACTTGACTACTAGCTCAGTGCTATATCTCCTATAGTGAAAGAAAAGAAGAAGGGACTGTTTCCCAATCTTAAGGTGTGGACAAATTGTACAATTAGTTATTTTAGGCTGGAATATGGATGGGTGCCTTTCTGCGTAATCGTGACTTACGTTTGGGGCTCCCCCCCTGCCAATGTCCGATAATGTTCGTACCTTATTCCACAGTACATTGTGATTTTTTGCACAATATCGATCACCTAACAAAACCCTAACACCCTCACTCGCTACAGACTGGCCGTATACCCTAACAAAACCCTAAACGAAAAAAGTTTAATATTAATTAAAGTTGTACATTGTACAATTACGATAAGTTATTAAGATAGATAGCACAGGCCTAGACAACGTCGTTTAAGCCTCATTAAACCCGCATGTCTCATCATGCACAATAAGAAGGGATTAACCTCATGGCTAATCAAGTAACCAATCAATCCGGTACTACTCAAGACACTAACCTAGT